CTACTTTTCGTTCCGGGATAAAAAGTCCATCTTTTCCAGGCGTTCTATCTTTTCAAACGTGTCATAGATACCCCGGATATAATCTCCCTGGACAAAGCTCCTCCTGGCAAAGTTCCTAAGCTTTGTACTTTTGGCGGTGCTGGTAGCGTAAAGCTCATAGTCAACAGCGTCATATTCCTTGGTAAATGTCCAGCGGTTCCCAAAAGTAACACACTGAATCACGCTAAAGCATTGTTCCCGGATAGGCTTCGCTATGCGGCTGTATACCTGGGATGTGGCAACGATCTTCACCCGCTGCTTGCGCTGCTGGGATATCTCGCTCAAAAGCTCCTCCGGGAAGTCCTTCCAAGCTGCGTTGCTGTATTCGCTGTGAATTTCATCAATGGCAAATATTACGCCATCCTCACCATTGCGGATTTCAAACAAATCCCGCCAGCCCTGCATCCGATGGGTGGCATGTGCATAATAAAAGTTTGTAACAATCAACGCTTTGGGAAACTTTCTCCGCATCCGCTCCAGGTAGTCCACCATGGACATGGTTTTCCCGGCGCCTTGACGGCCACAGTAAACCGTGAAGCCGTATTCGTTAAACTCCCGGCCCTTCTCCTCGGCCTCTGCCAGATCAATAAATATCCACCGAAGGAAGCTGAACAGCTTGAAGCGCATGGGCGTTGTCCGCAAGGCATGCACGCGCAGCCGAAAAGGATTTAACCTGTACTTCATAAAGGCATAGACCAACATAGCCAGCAGGATTGTCAAAACAAAGAAAACCACCGAATACACACGATTCACTAACGGTTCAATGAGCTGACGGAATAATACCGAATAATCATAGCTGCCCATGTCCAAGCTGCCTGTCATCGTTTTCCCTCCTGTCAAATGAAATGAAAGAACCTGTCAAAGATAGCTGTCAACGCAAAGGCACTCACAAAGAGCATCGAATAATAAACAAATGCCATTCCTCATACCTCCTAATTGATGCCCGGTATCTTGCGTACACACCACATAATCACCGACCATATCAATTCAATGTTCATAAAGGTAAACAGCACCGCAAGACACCCGGCAAATACCCGGATATTTACCACCAAATCTGCCATGGAAAGCACCTGAAACACGCCGTCCAGATAGGACAAATCCAGCTTCGGAACCGTTGGCAATATGGAGATCACGCCGATAACCAACAGCTTGATAGCCGACAAAAACGCTTCTACGATCATAACGTCACCCCTTTACCAGACTAATTACCTTGCGGTAGCATACAATCACCGTAAATAGCACAACAAAACCCGTAACACAGAACCGCACCCAGGCAAGGACGGACTTTCCCGGGGTGAGCAGATTCATGGAAATACCATACAAGAAGCTGCCGGGAGGAAATGTCACCTTAAAAATGCCTTCCGAATCGTAATACCCGTGAAGATCGGAAAACCGCTCCCGGAGATAGGACACCGCCGAGGCTACCCCGGCGAACTTCTTGTCAAACCTGGATTGAATGTCCTCCACCATATCCGTCATGAAATCAGCATCGGGAATAAACAGGCTTTCCAACACTGACTCCAGGTTTAAAATAGTAGTCCCCCCTTCGACGGCATAAGCGGGAACCGCCATCACCGGAACTAACACCGCAACGAGCATTACACAAAAAATGCCCCTCCCCCGCTTCATTTTGTCAGCCCCTTGATAATCTTAAACACAAGGCCGATGCCGAACAGGATAGCAAAAATGCGAATACCTATAGTTGTTGCACTGCCAATATACCGCTGTACCGTGTATCCGAACTCCGTCCAAACGCTTGGGTCATACACGATTGTTAAATAGAACATCTAAGCACCTCCCCTTTTTCCCGGGTAAACCTTACTTCTTGCCATGAAATCTATTAGTCCCTGACTTCCCCATGGTGTCCATGTTTGCAAGCCCCAGTCTGATGTTCCCGGCTTCATTTCTTCGTAACCCCATTCATCCGTACCCGGCTTCATTTCCTCATAACCCCAATCGGATGTTCCCGGTTGTAATTCCTGGAATCCCCCGGCTTCCCCGGTAAAATCATCGTCCCCCCATTCCGGGAGCGTCCATCCGTCACCACGTTCCCCGGTATCCCCGGTAGCACCTCCCTGGGAGCCGCTTTCACTTGGAAACTCGTAACCGCTTTCCCATCCCCCGCCACCGGATGAACTATCTCCAGAGGAACCGCTTGAAGAACCGTCACCGCTGGAGGAATCACCCCCGCCAGAGGAACCGCCACCGGAAGAACTCCCCCCGGAGGAGCTGCTGTCATCACCGGAGCCACCGGAGCCGGTGGAGCTGCTGCCAGCTTGACTACCTCCCCCGTTACCGTTAAGATCTGCGCAGGTGAGTATATACGGATATGGTACATCCGTGACATTTCGCAAACCGTTAATAGACAAAGTGCCGCAGCACTGATAATAGAAATCAAAGTCAAAGTATTTGCGCCCGGTCACGCTAGGGTAATTGGCTAGACTATAAAGGGGAACCGTTTCATTCCCGGGAGTAACCCCGGTACGCGACACAGACATAATTAACCAATCCTTGTCACGGCCCATGGTGTCCCAGCCGTCCGTATAGTCGGCGCGGATGTACCCGCTTTGGGTGGATGACTTTGTACCCGGCATGTATGTAAAGCTAAAAAAATCCAGCGTTGGGGTTTTGGAATACACAACATAAATTACACAATCATGTTTTTGGGTGCCGTTATTGCTTGTAGGCCTGGCTCCCAGCAGAAAAGCGCGATATGGAAATTTCAATTGCCATGTAGGGAAACTGGTAGGCGTTGCACTTGGGGAGCCTGTAGAAGTCATATAATCGTATTTGATAACGTCCAGGCGGATAGGCGGCTTGTAATCCTCAAAATCTGCCACGTTCGCAGCATCCAATGCCGGGAGAACCGCAGCCGAAACCGCCACACTGGTAGCGAGTAAAACACCTGTAACCGCCGTGTTGAATTTAACGCTCAATTCATCACCTCATTATTATTCTGAAAATCTTGCGAATTAAAAAAATACCAAGCAGCACTGTAAAAAGACCAATTATGATTGGAAGCACCGTCAAAGCGTTGTTTAGAAATATGGTTTCATAGCCGTTAATAAAGGGTGTGACCTCCCCCGTCCCGATTAAAGCATAATCCCGCTCCAGGATAACGGGCGGTTTAGGTTCCGGGGGTGGTTCCGCTGGCTTTGCAACCAGGCTATTCATTGCGTTATTGAGCCGCCCAAGTGCACTATCTACCTGCACCTGTGTATAGCTGCTGAAACTTAGAAGCGTTTCTGCTACCTCTATGGCGGCTTGGAGGTCTGACCATGAAGCGTCTGTATAGTTGTTGTTTTGAATGGATTTCGCAGTATTAAGCAAATCCACAAGGCCGGAAGTGGACGGACGCAACACAAGGCTATTCATTGCATTGTTGAGTTTTTCCAACGCCTCGTTCACCTGAGTCTGGGTATAGTAACTTGAAGCAAGTAAATTTTGGGCACTTGTAAGTGCTGCATTTAATTGCTGCCAAGAATCGGCAGTATAATCAGATTCATTTTTGGATAAGGCCTCTATAATTAAAGCTTGCAAGGCGGAGCTATTAGGCAATGGTACTTCAATATCATATATCCAAGGTTCAGTAACGCCCACATCGTACATACCTTCAATACTTGCGGTAGATACACTAGAAATATAATAGCCAAACCAACCACTAGCAGATACTCCATTGCGTATATAATCTAATTTTAAGAAATAACGTTTAGCATAAGTAACATAATAAGTACTCACCCCGGTCACTACACAAGACATAGTGTCATAATAAAAATGGTCACCTATTGAAATTACCGGAGTTTTTGAAAAGAAAATACTCATATATTCCGTTGTAGTCGAATTTACAAGTTTAGCTGGGCAATAAAAAACCGCCGTATAATCATAACCTTCAGGTCGAACCAACTTCCCCATATAATCGTTAAAAAGAGTAATAAAAGCACTTTTCCAAGTTGGGTTATCAGCCGCTGAAGCCGGAGCCGCCATCCCCACCACCATCACCGCCACCAGGGTTACTATAAACATTCGTTTCAAGATCATCACACCCTTTCTTTCTCCCGGGAGAACCTTACTTAATTCCATTAAATAAAGGAGCCGTCACACGACAATCAGAATGGATTGAAGTGACACGGCCCCTTTCCGCAAAATTTGGACAGTTTAGCCCTTGCTAAACATTCTGAAAATCCTGGGGATAAAGCGGATGCCCAGGCAGATCGCAAACAGGCCAATACCCACGGGCAGGATTACCCCGATGTTTGCTTTTACGCCCTCCAGGACAGGCTCCAGCATTGCGGTTGTGATCGCGGCGTCGGCAGTCAT